CCTTGACCCAGTCGGTGAGTTCGGAGACTCGCTTCTCGTTGCGGCAGAGTTCGTCGTCGTCAAGGTCGTCGATGACGATGTAGTCCGGACGAGCTTCACGCTCGCGCAGACCACGAGGCGACTGACCGCGACCGCAGGCGAGGAATTTGACGCCGGAGGCGGTCTTGAACTCGCCGACGGACCAGGAGCCTGCGTTCTTCTGCTCGCCGAAGTCGGAGGAGAGGCGCTTGTTGTACTCCAGTTCGGCCTGTATGTCGCCGAGGAGTCGCTGGGCGCTGTCCTCACTCTTGCCGACGACGACCATGAAGTTGATGAGTCGCTGCGGCTGGAACATGAGCCACAGCGGCAGGAAGATGTCGAAGTGGGTCGACTTGGCGTGACCGCGGGGCCACTTGAAGACGGCCTTCAGATTGGGCGTGTCACGCACGAGGCGCGCAGCTGCGTTGTGGAAGGGTGCGTTGTGAATGATGCGCACGGCCTGGCCCGTGGTCTTGTCGCGCAGGGTCAGGAAGTGCGGGAAGTAGTACTCGCAGAAGGCGGCGTAGTTGGCCTGCAGGCGTCGGATGCGGCGGTCTCGCTCGGCCGGCGTCTCGGTGAGCACGGAGGCGGTGAGCCCGGTGAAGGACTGCACCTCGCGGCAGTGCTCGTGCCAACGCTCCATGGCGGCGCGTGCCTCGGCGGAAAGAACCGTGGTAGCCATAGGCGCATCAGAGTAAAGAGTTCTTGTTGATCGACTCGGAGAGGAACTTGTCCTGGTAGCGGTTGATGGCCTTCATGAGTTCGGGTGTGACCTCGGGGTCGGTGGCCGAACGGTACTGGAGCCACTTGTTGAAGGCCATGAAGACCTCGATGGCGTCAACGACGTTGGCCTGCTTGTCGAGTTTCTGAATGACGGAGGCTAACTTGGCCAGCTTATCGCCAAGACCGGCCAACTGGTCGGCGTCGTCGGAGGCGGAGACCTGCTCGATGAGTCGGTCGATGGTGGCCAGGAGTTTATTGACGAGTTCGGGACGGGTGATGTTGCGTGCCGCACGGGCCTCCTTCCAGCCCTCGGCCGAGGACCACTTGGAGATGGTGACACGAGAGACGCCCACCTTGTCGGCGATCTCTTCCTGCGGCGTGCCGGACATAAATAGGGCGCGCGCGAGTTCTTTCTTGCGTTCTGTTTCAGTCTTGTTCATATCGTGCATGTTGACAATAATACCGCAAAGATGGGCCCCTGTCGGGCGGGACTGCAAAAAAGCGGGCAGCGGCTTCAGAGAAGGGCGCAGGGGTTGCATACTTATTTGGAGGTGCGAGCGCCTCGGGGGTAACTTTGCGAAAAATTCTGACAAAGATGAAACGTGTAGTCATAACGACCGAGGCGGTGAACAGCTACGGCACCCGAGTGCTGACGGCGGGCATCGACCTGGCACAATACGAGAAGAACCCTGTGCTGCTCTATATGCACCGACGGGGTGAGGTCATCGGCACGATGAAGGACCTGAAGGTCGAGGGCGACCGCCTGACGGGTGAACCGGACTTCGACGAGGCGAGTGAACTGTCGCAGCGCTGCAAGGCTCAGTGGGAGAAGGGGTCGCTGAAGATGGTCAGCGTCGGGCTGGACGTCTTGGAGACGAGCGACGCTCCGGAGCAGGTGGTCGAGGGACAGACCTACGCCACCATCACACGGAGCCGCCTGTTCGAGGTGTCCATCGTGGACATCGGCGCGAACGACGAGGCTATGGTGCTGACGCACGCGGGTAAGACAATCACGCTGGGACAAGGTGGCGAGAACCCCCTGCCGCGGCTGCAACAAACAACTAATAACAACACAGACATGGAACTGAAGAAGTTGGCCCTGGAATTGGGCTTGCCGGAGACGGCAGACGAGCAGGCGGTGATGGACCGCCTGGAGACGATGAAGCAGGCCGAGGCCGAAGTGGCAGCCCTGCGTAAGGAGAAGGAGACGCTGGAGGCTCAGCGCGTGGAGACGTTGGTGGACGGCGCCATCAGTGTGGGCAAGATTTTGGCCACGAGCCGCGAGCGATTCGTGCAGCTGGGCAAACAGTTGGGCAGCCAGCACTTGACCGAGGCCCTCGAGGCTATCCCGGCTCAGAGACCGAGCCTCACGGCACAGCTCAATCACGAGCCGACAGCACCGGCGCAGCCGTGTGCCTACAAGAGCCTGCATGAGGTGCCAGCCGAGAAACTGTTGCAGCTGCGTCAGGAACAGCCGAAGGAGTACGCACGCCTGTACAAGGCGGAGTACGGCGTGGAGATGCCGCAGGACTGAACGGAGAGAGATTATGTTTCACACTAAATATTTGAGAAAATGGCAGCAGTATTAACTGAGGTTTGGACGGGCGAACTGGTGAAGAGCCTTCGCAGCGGTCTGGAGGGCTCATGGTTGGACGGTGTGTCGGATCAGAGCTCGATTGTGAATAACGACGTGATTCACCTGGTGGACGTGGGCGTGGATCCGGAGGTCCTGGTGAACAACACGACCTACCCCATCCCGCTCCAGGCATTGGAGGACAAGGACATCGCCATCAGCCTGGATAAGTTCCAGACGAAGGTGACGCCGGTGACGGACGACGAGCTGTACGCTCTGAGCTACGACAAGATGCAGCGTGTCAAGGAGAGTCACGCCAATGCCCTGAACGACGCGAAGTTCAAGAAGGCGGCTCACGCCCTTTGCGCCAAGGAGAACACGGCGAAGACGCCGGTGCTGAAGACCACGGGCGAGGCCGACGAGACGGGCCGCCTGCGCCTCACGATGAGCGACATCGTGGAGTTGAAGCGTGCGTTGGATAAGTTGAAGGTGCCGGCCGAGCAGCGCCGACTGGTGCTCTGTCCGGACCACGTGAACGACCTCTTGCTGACGGATCAGAACTTCCGCGAGCAGTACAACGTGGACCGCACGACGGGCAAGGTAGGCTCGGTGTACGGCTTCGAGGTCTACACGTATGTGGACACTCCGGTCTACACGACCGAGGGTAAGAAGAAGGACCTCGGTGTGGCAGCCGAGACGGGTGAGTTTAATTGCTCATTTGCCTTCTATGTGCCGCGCATCTTCAAGGCTACCGGCTCGACGAAGATGTACTACAGCGAGGCGTCGACCGATCCGGAGTATCAGCGCAACAAGATCAACTTCCGCCACTACTTCATCGCTATGCCGAAGAAGGAGGACGCGGGTGCTGTGATGATGAGCGGCTACAAGGCCTAAACGTGATATGTAGAAGGTGATGGCGGCTCAGAAACTGAAGTACCTGGTGATTCACTGTACGGCCACGCCGGCAGGGCGCGAGGTGATGGCGGCGGAGATTCGACGCTGGCACACGGCAGCACCTCCGGCGGGGCGAGGTTGGAAGCAGGTGGGATATACAGACCTGATTCACCTTGACGGCGGAGTGGAGCGCCTGGTGGATAACAACGAGGACGCGTGGGTGGACCCTTGGGAGGTGACGAACGGGGCAGCCGGATACAACTCGGTGAGCCGCCACATCGTCTACGCCGGCGGGCTGAGTCGGGACGGGAAACGGGCGGAGGACACGCGAACGGAGGCGCAGAAGGCGGCCTTGGCGACGTACGTCCGCAAGTTCCACCGTCAACATCCGGAGGTGAAGATCCTGGGACACCGGGACCTGCCGGGGGTAAAGAAGGAGTGCCCGAGTTTTGATGTGGCCGGGTGGCTGCAGGAGATAGGGCTTAACACTTAAAAATAGAGAGACTGAGAGACGATGGACTGGGGAACATTGCTGAACGTGCTGCTGGGCGGCGGATGCCTGACGGGTATCATCGGGGTGCTGACGCTGCGGTCGACGGTGACGAAGGCCAAGGCGGAGGCAGACGAGGCTCGCGCGGGAGTAGAGAAGGCCCGGGCAGAGGCCGAGCGGGTGCGCATCGACAATGTGAACGAGGCGACCAAAATCTTGATGGATAATATTGTTTCACCGTTAAGAGATGAACTCAATGCAACAAGGAAAGAACTGGCTTCGCTCAAGCGAGCCGTGGCAAAGCTGCAAAAGGCTGTGGATGCTGCTAATAGCTGTCCTCACAGTGACGGTTGTGTTGTCCTGGAGCGGATGCGCGAGTGTTCGCGGGAAACAGGGTGCACTGCGGTCGACGGCGGAGGCACAGCAGACGGTACGCGACAGCATGGTGCAGCGCACGACGGTGCGCACGGAGCAGAGGGTGACACAGGCGGACACGGTGGTCCTGCGGATTGCCGCGGACAGCCTTGACCTCCTGCCTCAAGGGGCAATCTACCGGGCGCGCGGCAATCAGACTGAGCTGCGCGTGGGACGCGACACGACGGGCGCCATCGTGGTGACAGCAGAGACGGTAGAACATGTGGACCGTACGGCCGAGACCGTCGAGGCGCTGACGCAGATGATAGCGAAAAGTGACAGCACCTCCAGCCGCGAACTCAGGCCCCCCGAGGGGCGGAGGGAGAAATCATCATTCCGGTGGGCGGATGTTCTTGCAGTGGCCCTGCTCGGGGCGCTCGCAGCACTGCTCTGGCGGATGTTAAAACGGTCATAGAACGACATTACAATAACATTAAAACGACATTACAACAATGGCAGAAAAGACATACAACGTGCTGGACGGCACGGACCTGATCTTGAGCATCGGCGGCGTGGCCCTGGCCTTCTCGACAGGTTGTAAAATCACGACGACGGCAGAGACCGGCGAGCGCGTGACGAAGGAGGCTTCGTCGGGCAAGTGGGGCGAGAAGTACGTGAAGAAGTTCTCGGAGGAGATTTCAGCCGACGGCTGTAACCTGGTCAACGGGGACGACGACATGCCGACCTACGACCAACTGAAGGAGGCCATGCTGAATGGCACCGCAGTGACGGCTCAGTACTCTGTGCGCGAAGGCAGCACACGATCGGGCAAGACAGCGGGCGGCTACAAGGGTTCTTATCTTATCACGAGCATCGACCTGGACGCTCAGGCGGGCGACGACTCGAAGTACAGCGTCAAGCTGGAGAACGTGGGCGCCGTGACGAAAGTGGGCGACGGCTTGACGGAAACCGCAACGGCTTAAACAGAGAGTTGAGTAATGGGTAAAGTGAAGATAGCCGGAAAGGAGTATCCCTTCCGCATGACGATGGGCGCCTTGATGCGCTTCAAGAGAGAGACAGGCCACGACGTGAGCCGCATGGACGCGTCGGACCTGACGGAGAATCTGGTCCTGATCTGGTGCTGTATCCTGAGCGCCTGTGTGGTCGACAACGTGGTGTTTGAGTACTCAGCGCAGGAGCTGGCGGACAGGCTGGAGCCGCAGGACGTGGCGAAGCTGGTGGAAGAGTTATCAGCGGGAACAGACGAAAAAAAAACGACGGACGAGGTGACGAGTCCGGTGACATCGAGCGACTAATGGGTCTGGCGACGGGGTGTGTGGGGATGAGTCTACAGGACTTTGAACGATGCACCCCGTCGGAATTTAAGGCGGTGTGGGACGCGTGGCAGGAGAGAGTGCTGCACGCGGAGCGCACGAGCTGGGAGCAGGCACGCATGATGTGTGTGTCGATGCTGCAGCCCTATTCGAAGAAGGCGCTGCGTCCACAGGACGTGATGGCCTTCCCGTGGGATGCGGAGGAGACCTCCTCGGAGGAGACGACGGCAGCGCCGGAGAAGCCCACGCGTGAGGAGGAAATGGAAAGGTATAGGCAGGCGATTAAGCGGGCCGGGCTAAAGTGAGGCTAGGCTATGGGAAGAAGCAAATGGCCACCAATAGATAGAGGAATAGACCTATCGAAGTCCCGATAGATTTGGTGGCGGATACGTGGAATACGTGGTGCAGTATTAGGGCCACAAACCCAAAAGCCAGAAAGACCAAGAAGAGCAGGAATACTATACCCACCAGCCAGCAGAACCACTCAAAGGCAACAGAATGGCCAGGTTGGAAGTCCGGAATTAGGACCATTTTGAGGTATTCCCTGATGATAGTAAACATACAGCCTTTAGGATTCTTTTATGAATCACGGGGCTAAGATAAAGAAAAACAAGATACAATGGCATCAAATACGGTCAAATTAACAATCAAAGTTTCGGACGAAGGCGGTTTCAAGCAATTGGAAGTCGATTCAGAATCTCTACGCGAAGCCATCAAGCAGGTCAAGGAGGAAGCCGACGAGTTGAACCGCAGCGTCGTGAACTGGTCGCAGGCAGCGCAAGCCTTCGACACGATGAACCGCGCCGTTGACCAACTGAACGGCATGTTCGGCGAACTGACGGACGCCTACCGCACACAGATAACGGCGGAGAGCAAGCTGAAGCAGGTGATGCAGAATACGATGGGGGCAACGGATGCTGACGTGGAGGCCATCAAGCGGTTGTGCGCTGCGCAGCAGGAGTTGGGCGTGGTCGGCGACGAAGTGCAGCTGGCCGGCGCACAGGAGTTGGCTACTTATCTTGAGGAGCGCTCTAGCCTGGAGCAGTTGATACCGGTCATGAACGACATGGTGGCTCAGCAGTACGGCATGGAAGCCAGCGGCGAGAGTGCGGCCCAGATAGCCACGATGCTCGGTAAGGTTATGCAAGGCCAAACGGCGGCACTGAGTCGTTATGGCTACTCGTTTACAGAGGTGCAGGAGAAAATCTTGAAGACCGGCACAGAGGCGGAACGGGCGGCCGTGCTGATGGAGGTCGTGGAGGAGTCGGTGGGCGGCGTGAATGAGGCTCTAGCCAAAACGGATTCCGGGCAGCTCAAGCAACTGGAGAACTCTATCGGAGATATTAAAGAAGTGATAGGAGGACTGGTGCAGCCTTTGGCTAAAACTATGACGAAGTTGTCGGAGATAGGCCGCGCAGCTGGGGGAATCGGACAGCTGGCCTCGAGTTTTAGGGCTGTATGGAATCAGATTGGACCTTTCTTGAAAAAGCTATCTCAACTGACGCTGGAGGAAAGTCAAGAAGCAGTTCAAGCCCGCGCAGCGGCACAGGCTCATCGGACACAGGCAGCAGCGCAAGGCGTGGCTACCGCAAGCACCAAAGCGTTGACTGCATCGACGATAGCGCTTCAAGCCGCACTGACTATGGGGGTGGCGCTGGCCGTCACGGCCGTCGTGGCATTGTTCTCTGATATGAGCGACAAAGCTGACGAGGCAGCCGAGAAGGTGGATGTACTGAAGGAGTCGAACGAAACCTACACCAGTACAGCCGCTGAAGTTAGAACAACGATCGACCAGGAGGTGAGCGCCCTGCAGCACCTCATCCAGACGCAAAGCAGCGACAAGACGAAAGTAGAGGAACTGAACCGCACCTACGGCGCGGCCTTCGGCGTACACCGGACGGCAGCAGAATGGTATGACACGCTGACTAGCAAGAGTAAGACCTACTGCATGCAGTTGGGCTACGAAGCGCAGGCCAGAACCTTGGCCACGCAGATAGCTCAGAAGGAAATCGAACTGGAACAGGGGTATCAGCGCGCCGAAGAAATGCGCAAAAACGGAACGGCACAAAAGACAGAAAAGCAGTGGTCACAGGTATGGAACTCGGCAGGGCAAAAGGTGTTCAGACGAATCGAGGTCCAGGTGGATACCGAAGACTTTACTAAGCTAAAACAGGAAAATGCACAACTCAGTGCTGACCTGAAGTCGCTGAGCAATCAGTTGGACATCTGCTCGGGTAAAGCTAAAGCAGCACAAGAGCAAATGGCGGCGGACGCGGGCAGCACCGATGTAACTCTAGGCTGGGAGACGATGAGTTACACCGAACTCGGAGAAGCTATCAAGACGCAGCAGAAAACGGTTGAGAGCCTGATGGGCGTGAACGACACAGAGGGTCAGAAAGAGAATGCCAAACTGTCGAAGATGTTAGCCAGGCAGCATCAAATGGAGGTACAGTATGGCAAAACGAGTGACGCAGGCAAGAAAGCAGCCAAAGATACTGAAAAGGCGTTGGTGATGCCGGCCTCGACGGATACGATAGAGCAGGTGGAACAGGCCCTGCAGGTGTACCAGGCTCGACGAAAGACGGCAACGGGTGAAGCCCTGGCGGAGATCAATCAAGAGATAGCTCGTTTGAGTGACCTTAAAACGCAGTACGAACAGACCGGAATCGCGGCCAAAAAGGCTGAAGAGAAGGCGGTGCCCGGAGCACTGGAAACTCTCGACACGCTGGAGAAACTGAGTGACGCAGAGAGCTACTATGACGAGAAGATGCAAACGGCGTCGATCGCAGAGCTGATGGCCTACGCCCGACAGAAGGCCGCCATCGAGGCAAAGAGGAATGCGCTGCAGCAGTTGGCTGAACTGCCTTCGCAGCAGACGCAGCTGGACGACCTGAGCGGACTCGACGGCAAAAGCCTGAAGATAAAGTTGGAACTCATCGGCCTGTCGGAGGTGCAGAGCAAAATCAGGCAGTTAGAAGAGCTGCTCTCCAGTATGGGCAGCAGCATGGACGACAGCACCAGGGCGCAGGTCCAGAAGAATATCTCGGCTTGGAAGGGTTATGAAAAGCAACTGAAGAAGAGCCAAGTGACCTTCAAGGGGGCATGGGGCTCGATTAAGAGCGTCGGCAGTGGCGTCGAAGGAATCACGGATGCTATCAAGGGTGACGGCAACGCATGGGATAAACTGACGGGCGTCGTGGACGGCGCCATCAGCGTCTTCGATGGAATCAGCGGTATCGTGCAGGTGGTGAGACTGCTGACCGGAGCGACGGAGGGGCAGACCTCGGCGCAGGCGGCGAATACTACCGCCGCGGCTGCGAACGCTGTGGCACAAGGAGAACAGGCAACAGCTAGTGGAACAGCAGCGGTGAGCGCAGGCGTGAATACCGGGCTCATGGAGGGTGAAGCAGAGGCTGCGGCCGTAGACACAACAGCCAACGTCGCTCTAGCAGCCTCGAAGACCATGGCGGCACATGCCTCGATTCCCTTTGTAGGCATCGCCATCGCGGGCGGCTTGATTGCCACGATGACGGCTATCATGCTGGCCCTGCCGAAGTTCGCAAACGGCGGTATCGCCTACGGGCCGACGCTGGGTATCTTCGGCGAGTACGCCGGAGCGGCCAACAACCCAGAGGTGGTGGCTCCGCTTTCGAAGCTGCGTGACATAATCGGTACGGACGGAGGCGGCATGAGCGGACGCGTGGAGTTCGGCATCAGAGGACGTAAACTGGTGGGTGTACTGAACCGAGAACGACGAGTGCAGGCGCGGAGATAGTTATAGGTTTAATTTAGATAGACATGATGCAAACGATATACAGAGGCCAGATAGCGAGCCAAGAGGGAGTCATCTATACCATAGAGATTCTGAAGGAGACTGACGGCGAGGCGGCAGAGGTACAAGACCTAAGCTTCCCCGCGGAAGAGCCTCTGGTGATAGAATGGGGCGAGACGAGTAAGGAGGAGGTGATGTGCGGTTCGACCGCCACACTGACCTTGCTGAGCCCCGGCGACCGAACTTACCTGGATCTCTACACCGTGCAGGTGGGGTCGGTGCGCATGGACGTATATCGGTTGGGCCGACTCTATTGGAGCGGCACGCTGGACACGGAGTTCTATGAGGAGCCCTACTCGACGACGGAGAACTACGAGGTGACGTTGACCTTCTCTGACCTCGGCATCCTAGACCGCCTGAAGTATGACGGCTCGGGGCTGGAGAATTGTTGGACGCTGACGGAGCGCATCATCAAGGCTGCGGGGTTCCTATATACCGACCTCAAGGAGATGTGTGCTACGAGCGTCAAGCCGGATGGCGAGACGGGGCTGTCTCAGTTGACGGTGCGCGCCGACAACTTCTACGACGAAGAGGGTGAAGCCTCGACGTTGAAGGAGGTGCTGGAGGGTGTGCTGCAGCCGCTGGGGCTCAGGGTGGTGCAATATGCGGGCGTGGTCTACGTCTACGACCTGGAGAGCGCATACAACGACTTGCCCTCGGCTAAGGTGAAGTGGATGAGCGACGACCAGACGCTGGGCGTCGACAAGGTGGTGAACAACGTGGAGATAGAGCTATCGACCTACGCCTCGGAGGAGGTGCTGACGGGCGACATGGACTACCCCGGCACGGTGACGTCCGGAAGTTCGGAGACGGCTGACTCTGACGGGGGCCGGAAGTGGAGCTTCTATGAAGACCTAACCCTGACCGGGAAGGTGCAGTTTACGCTGTACACGACCACGACATGGGACTTCAGTACGAAGCCGGGGCTGGCGCAGGTGGGTGACGGCAACGCCTTCACCTCGCAGCCGCGGTGGTGTCACGTAGATCCACTGTACGGCGGTGAGGAAACGGACTGCGTGGCCATCTACTGGCGTGCGGACGTGGGCGGAACGAAGGATAAGCCGTCGTGGACCGGATACGGCGTGAAGGTGAGCCCGTATAGGACAACCTCCATCACGGCGGATCGAGACGGCGGACGTGACGATAACGGAAGGACTGAGACGGTTATCACGCAGACCTATTATCCGGGGCAGCTGGTCTATCGTAGCTATCAGAGCTATATGCAACAACTGATGCAGCCGGAGAAGTACCTGCTACGCGTGAAGATAGAGATGCGGTTGGACACTCGCTACAACCTCTTCGGAAGCGGAGATGACAATTGTAAGGAGGTGAGCGACGTGGCCGAGGAACAGATTAACATGGTGCGGATGCGCGGCCGTATCCAGCTGAAGGATAAGGACGGCAACGTGCTGATGCACGTGGAGAATCTGAAGGACTTCCTGTGCCAATGGGTAGAGGGTGCGGACGAGGATGAGTCGATGGTCTTCTGCTGGCGCGATCAGTCAGACGTAACCAAGGCGGCTGTGAACGGATGGATGACGAATATCCACTACGGCACCCGCATGAATGACGGCATCGAACATATTGAGTCGGAGGCTGCGGGAACCATTATTCCCTATCCGCCACAGCCGGGATACCTGGAAGTGGAGCTCTTCAGTGGGGTGCTTCTGGATCACTGTGAGGAATCACGGTTGAGCGACGGTTCCATTGGATACTCGGACGTATGGGGGAAGAACGGAATTGAGAGTGAACTGTTCTGGTGGCACCTGGTGAAGGCTCCGGTGGTGACGCTGGTGAACAACGACGCGAAGATGTCGGAGGTGGATACGGACGACGTGACCTACAGCGGGGAACTGAACGCGTGGGCCAAGGAGGACTTGGAGCTCAACACCATCTGCGGCACTTTGGAGACGGAGAACGCTGCGGCGCGGGCTGTCTATATGTCGGCCGAGACGGGCCTGCCCCTGAAGGAGATGACCCGCGCGGGACGAACGGCAAGCGCCGAGCAGCTGCTGATTGGCACCCTCTACAGTCAGTTCGCCGACCGAAAAATGAAACTGACGGGAACGGTGGCCCTGACAGAGGCCCCATTCGGGCTGCGGACGGAGCATAGCGCCAAGGAGATTTACTTTCTCCCGACCGGAGAGGTTCAGAATCTGCAGGCGGACGAGACGGAGATCACGATGGTGGAACTGCGTCCGGATGAGTACGAGGGTAGTGACGACTAAAGCCATATCAATACGATGGACAAGAAAAGCATATACACAGGGAGCCAACGACGGGTGGCGCGCAGGGCTCGCAACGAACGCCTGCGGGAACTGGGCGTCAGCGGAGGCACGGGTGGCACCGTCGTGGTTAGCTCCGGAGGGAGCAGCACAACGGAGGGTGACGGGCACACGCACGCCAACAAGGCGGCGCTGGACGAGATAGCCACCGATGCTGAGCGCTACCTATACCTGTCGAAGCAGGAGACGGTGACCGACACGGAGGGTAACAGCTGGACGGCCAACGTCAGTGACAAAGTTAAGGCCGGGTATGCGGACGAGGCACAGCACGCTGCAGCGGCCGATGAGGCTGCACACGCGGTAGAGGCTACGGAGGCGGAGCATGCCACTCAGGCCGACGAGGCAGCGCACGCCAAGGAAGCCACCCACGCCGACACGGCGCGAGACCTGGACGTGGACAGTCCGGTGAACGACCGATACCTGCGTAAGGACCAAGAGGATGCGACGAGTCACCTGCTGAAGATGCTGGCGGGTGCCGAGTTCGGAGATTTTATCCGCTCGATGTCGGCCGGCAAGGGTGCCGGGGTGGACGCTCAGGGCAACATGCAGGTGGAGAGCTTGGAGGTGCGCAGCTACATGAAGGTGATGGAGCTCATCTTGAACCGACTGACGGCGATGGAGGGCGACTATACCTTCACGGAAAGCGGCACCATCGAGACGGTCGAGGCGCTGGAGGAGGAACGCACGTATAAGGTGCGCCTACGCAAGCGGTGGGATACGGACTTCACCGCCTTCAAGGAGCATGATGTGGTCTACGGCGTAGTGAACAGTCTGCTGACCGAGGGTGAGTATAAGACCTGCTGGCTGCGCATCCTGAGTGTAGACACGGCGGAGAACACGGCCGTGGTGGTGATGTATCCGGACGATGAGACTCCGGCGGGCACGAACGCCGAGCCTACAGCGGGCATGAACCTGTGTCGGCGTGGTAATGCCCTGAACTCGGACCGTCAGTCGTGCTGGTATCTGAGCACGGAGGAGGGTTGCATCATGTACCTCGAGGGTGTGACGAAGCCTATACTGGAGGAGAATAACTATTATCTGACCCTAGGGCGCCCGAAGCACCTGAGCTACTTCAACGGGATGCAGATTAACTACAACCACCCGTACCTATGGGCTCGAGGTGTCATCGTGCAGGATGTGTACCGTGTGGACTACCAAGGTCAGCCGGTCTACGAGGTGGTAGACCTCGGCCTGTGGGACGCCGAGGCGCAATATCTCAAAGCCTATAGCGAGACGGAACGGAGGTATGTGCAACACCAGGTGTGGTGGGGCAACTGCTGCTGGCGCTGCATCGTGGAGGCGGCCACCGTGGGCAAGGAACCGAGGTGGAACAATACGGAGTGGGCGTGTGTCGTCGGCGACAAGGACTTCACGCTGGAGATCGAGAGCTCGAAGGGGAACTTTTTCCGCTTCGGACAAGAGTACACCACGCTGACGGCGACACTGTATCACGGCAAGATAGACGTGAGCGAGGACGTGACGGAGGTGGTGTGGACCCGAGAGAGCTCGCAGGAGAAGGAGGATAAGCTATGGAACCAAGAGCACGCGGAGGTAGGAATGGCTCTGTCGGTCACGCCGAAGGATATGCCCTCGGACTGGACAGAGTCGCGGAAGGTGACCTTCAGATGTACGGTGACGCTCGACAACGAGCAGGTGACAGAGCAATGGGGCCTCAGTTAGAAGGGGCTTCGAACAGGAATAGAACGAACTTAAAATAGCATACAAAACATGAAGACGGAGAACGCATACCTGATATACAACCCGCTGGTCTTGATGATGACCATGGAGAGAACGGGCGGCGACGTGAGCCAGCTGATGACGGTGACAACGGGCGAGTGGCAATGGAACCCCGACCGCAAGTTGTTCCCTCTGGTGATACGTCCGAGGCTGGAGATTGTGGATCCGGACGGCGTCCTTGTGAACGGCGACCACACGGAGGAGCTGTATGACTGCCGCTGGTATTTCGGCCGCAACGACGAGGGCACACGTATCGTCAAGGGGACGGCGGACTACACCGAGGGGGACCACGGGGAACTGACGGTGACGGCCAATGTGGACTCGACGGAACAGGTGCCACTGTACTTCGAGGCGGTCTACACGGACCCGAGAACGGGCAACAACTTCCGCGTCAATGGTCAGGTGGAGCTGACCACAGCGCTGAGCGAAGAGGTGAATCTGCGCCTGGAGCAAAACTGGGCGAACCCGGTGCGCATTAACGCACTGAAGTCGCTGGAGGAACGTGAGCTCACAGTGCAACTCTACAACGGCGAGAACGCTATCGACGACAGCCTTGCGGAGTATGAGTGGCAGGTGCTGGAGCAGGAGTCGAAGACGTGGCGCAGCATCACGGAGGAGGACTTGTGGTGTCGAGGTGGTTTGGAAACGCGGACGCTGACCATAGATCAGCGCCTGATAGACAAGGAACACCTGCGGGTGAAGGCTAAGCTGAAGAACTATGACGGCGCCTCGGTGAAGACTTTCTGTAAGATTCGCAGGGACTATGGTCAGTGGAGTGAGTCGGCTCCGATGTTCCGACGCGGACGTTACATCAGACCCTCGACCAGTCAGATAGAGGTCGAGACGGAGATACAAGGCACACGCGGGGCCGTGGAGAATCCGGAGCAATACTTCGATATTGAGCATGTCCTGGTGGACAGCGAAACGGGGAATCAACTCACTACAGGCTACGGAACGAAGGTGACGGTGGATGCGGCACTGGTACGCAGCACAGGTGGGAAGAAGCCCTGCTTCGGCGTGAAGGTGGCGACGCGCAGCGCCCTGAGACCGGTGATGCTGGATGGGAAAGTGCTCTTGATAGAGGGTGTCGTGGTAGTGATGCAGGTGCCGGAGGAGTAACCCTTAAAAAGATACAAGCTATGATTGAAATCAAGATGTATGCAGTGCCGGCGGCAACGGCCGAGGCACTGAAGCTGACGAAGATACGTCGGCGGGACGAGGCGGGGAGATACTTGCTGAGCAGTGTGGACCTGCAGGGGTACGGCATCGAGCGGGCTGTGGCTGAAGGCGCGGAGGTGCTGACGCTGCGTGAGGCGCGAGAACGTTTCGCTCTGAAATAAGTGAATGTAGAACAAATGATATAGTGATATTATGCAAGTCAATAACATTGAAACCCTGATTTATATCTCGGACGGAGATACGATTGTCCCCGGAATGGAGTTCGTGCTGTCGAACGGCATCGGCACGACGCAGTATTACAACCCGAATACGGGCAAGGTGTCGCCGGACTATACGAGCAAGGATGTCTCGGTGGTCTTGTGGCCAAAGTGCTACTCGAGCAGCCTGGGACAGTTCATCGTCCCAGAGAAGGATGCAAACGGCGTGGGCACATGGCAGTGGTATCTGAATAGTCCCGAGAGTGAGGCAAACGCCCTGTTGGCTAGCGCGGGCGGGAAGTCGAAGAACGCTCTGTTTGAAGCGACCACAGTGACTATGAGCGGGAAGACGTATCCGGCACTAAAGGTGGTAGGCAACCTGGCGTCGGCAGATTCGCCGAACGACGTGACTATCTATTGCAAGTTCACATACAACGGGCTGGCCGTGACCTGTCACGCCACCATCGGTGTGAAGGTGACGACGGGCGAGGCCTACGAGGTGCTGATCAGTTGCGAGGGTGACGACGGATCCGGCGACTCGGTGATTGATGACGAGACGGAGAAGCTGGTCCTCACGGCGGCCCTTCAGAAGAACGGCGAGAGTGTCACTGATGCTCTGTCGTGGGAATGGTATAGACAGACTACCACCGGATTAAAGAAGGTCGAGGTGGGCGATGGTGATTCTAATGTGTGGGAAATTGGCGGCACGAACGGCAATCAGTTGACGCTGATGGAGGCAGCTGTGGACGGCATGGAGGAGTACTTCGCGCAGACGACCTATAACGGCAGCACGTATAGGAAGGGTATTCAGGTGACGGACGTGCAGGATGTGTATTATATCGACATGGGGCGTTCGGGCTCGACAATTCTGAGCGTAGGCGACACGACGAGCTATACGCCCAAGGTGTTGAGCCGCAAGGATAAGACGGTGCAGTCGGGGTGGACGTTCGCGTTCACGCTGACGGATAATGAGGGTAACGTCGTCGACGGCGGAACCATAACCTCCAACAGCGGGAGCACGACGCTGAGCGTGGACTACGCCCTGGTTAAGAAGTATGACGGGCTGAACGTACGTGTGACTGCAACTAAAGCATAAGGAGGCATCGTTATGAAGATTGTCAGCATGGAGACTCTGCTGTATGCTCCGGAGGACGGGGCGCAGGGCGAGAAGGGAGATAAAGGAGACAAGGGTGACCAAGGAACTCCGGGAACTCCCGGCGCTAAGGGCGACCAAGGTGAACCCGGTGAACAGGGTGAAAAGGGCGACCAGGGCGACCCCGGTGAAAAGGGGGATGACGGTCTAGGTATCAAGAGCGAGATATGCTACTATTGTATCCACACGAGCGGCACTGAATATCCTTTGTTCCAACTAAACGACACAGTGATACTGCGTTCGCCTTTATGGAAGACGACGCCTCAGGCGCCGTCTGCAGAGAAGCCGTACCACTGGAAAGCTGTGCTCAGAACGTGGACAGACGATACCAAGGAGGTTATCGGTCCGGAAGTTATCGGTACCTATGGAGAGAAGGGTGACCAAGGCGAGAAGGGAGATCAGGGAGACCCCGGTGAAAAGGGCGACCAAGGCGACAAAGGTGATGACGGCAACGGCATCCAGTCGGAGACAACCTACTTCGCTGTGACCACAACGTCAGAGGCGCCGACGGCTCAGATTGCTGAGCTCAAACGGAGTGGCAAGGTGGTCGGCTATATCGTGCTGGACGAAGATGGCAATGAGGACACGTGGGTAACAACAATACCGCAGGTGACGGCAGAAACGCGCTATCTGTGGGCATGCCGATTGGTCGTCTACACTGAGTCGGAGCCGCAATTGATAGGACCCTATTCCGCGGGGGTGTATGGAGAATCCGGGACGACGGGGAAATTGCCCTATCCTGCCGGCGTGTGGACCGAGGGTGTGACGTATACTCCAACAGCACGGACGACGCCTTACGTCTATGATAACGGGCAGTATTATGTGCTGGTGAAGGATGGTGAGAGTGTAGACGAACAGCCTTCGAAGAGTTCAAGCGACGTGTGGCAACACATGGAGAACTATCAGTTTTTGCTCGTTAACGCCCTGGTGGCCGACCTGGCGCGTATCGGTGGGGCGGTGTACTACGGAGACTGCATGTTCTCTCAGTATGGCGACAGCGCCAATAAAGGTAGCGAAAAGGAGTATACTGAGGCCTCCGAGGTGCCGCAATACATCGAAGATATCAACGACTTCTTGCCCTATCTGTTTATCAATTTCAAGACGGGTGAGATGTATGCACGCAAGGTGCACATCGAGGGGGAGGTTGTTGCCACGAGCGGGGAGTTCACCGGTGAGGTTAATGCCACAACGGGGTCCTTCAAGAACGGGAAGTTCACAGACTGCGATGCAGAGAACGGCTCGTTCAAGAACGTCAAAGTATCAGGAGAGATAACAACCTCCGTGCAGCGCCGAACTCTTCATAGCGGGGTTGTAAATACGGACGAAAAGGCTACACTGTTGAATGGGTCGGTGGTTTATGGCAATAATTATGTGGAACTTCCATCGCTGGACGAAGGTGAGTTTATGGAGGTCTTGATTATTGCCCCGCTAGTCTCAAGAAGTGATAGCGGCGTCACACTTATCACGAATCAAGTAACTAACGTTAATGGCAAAAGTGTGGCGGCTGCAATTTACACGTCTGCTGACGTGTTGAATGGCGTGGCATACGCAGGTGTAAACGTGAGTCTGGACTGTGGCACCTTCAAGGTGTACGGTATTAACTCCGGCGGTTATGTACGCTGGTTTGTCCAAACGTTAGAAGGAATAACTAAGTAACAACTACTTAAACATTAGAAGATATGAACTTTATCGACGCAACCACCGGGCTACCGACACACACCGTGTGCGACCCGGACAACGACATGACGATGGCGTACAGCGCCTCGCGCAAGCAGTGGGGCCTCGTGCCGCTGCGCTTCATGAGCAACGCGGGCTACGCCTGCCGCAGATGGAAACTTACCAATGCCTCGCCCGTGGGTGAGGCGGTTGGCAACATCGACTACCTCAGGATGCTGCCCGACCTCCTGAACCTGGGCTGCTACCTCGTGCAGGCGAATCACTCGCGCGTGAAGCTCAATCCGAACAACCACTACCAGGACGTCAGCGGCAACACCGTCAAACTAGACGGCACGCAGGGGCAGTACATGTGGGGCTGGGACAAGAAGTGGTACTACGCCTGGTGGATCGAGGGCGAGTACTTCTATGAGGCGGCCTCGCTGTCACCCATCCAGCATCGCCTGAACTACGTCATCCCGGTGGCCTCTTACTCGGCACTTGGGGTCGGCGTCATGGACCGCACGAACACGAAGCTGGTGTCGGTCATCAGCGACGACGCACAGTATCGTGGCGGTAGTAATGACTCGAGCAAGGATGGTGTCTACAACACCCTGCTGGGACGTGCCGCCACGAACGAGAAGCACGGCGTCTACGAGGCGGCTGCGCTGAAGAACGGCGCAGGCTGGGGTGCTAACTGGTACGGGCACTGGAATGCCATCGGCATCCTGTATCGCATCATCTTCGGCACACGTAACGTGCAGACGGCGTACACGGCCAACAAGGATAGCAACGGGCTGTACCAGGGCGGTCTCGGAGCAGGTGTGACAAATGTAAGTTCTACTACGTGGAACAATAAATTCGGGTACTTCCCGTTCTTACCAACGAGCGTCGGCGTGGAGCTGGGAGACGCCTGCGGCACGGTGAGCTATACCGTGAAAGACGATGATGACAACACCATTTTCACGGTCAGCGTCCCGGTGTTCTTTGGCCTGAAGAATCCGTTTGGCTACATCAATAGATGGCTGGGCGGCCAGCTAATATCCTACGATGCCAATGGTCTCGGCCACGTCTATGTCAATCGTAAGTTCTACACGCAGAAGAACTCGCCAAACACGGTGGACGGACTGCTGGAGGTTAGCACCGTGCCCTCGGCGACTACAACCACGTGGTATTACATCAAGGAGCTCTCGATGCAGAACCTGTGCGGCATGCCTTCGGTCGCTAGCGGCGCCGGAGAAAGTACCTATTATTGTGACGGCACGTATCTGGTGGCGAATTCTGTTTCGGCTCTCCGCCGGCCGCATGTCGGTGGCGACGCGCACAACGGGTCCTATGCGGGCCTGGCGTACTCGAACCTGAACGATGGTGTCTCGGTTGCCAGTGCGGGCTGCGGCGCGCCCCTCTGCGAAGCAGCAGAAGACTGGGACACGACGCCGACGGAAGTGGACTAATGGGTCCGAAGGGGCCAAGGGGTCCAAAAGGGTGCTGAAGCGGACGAAAGAAAACAAAGCGCCCAGCGGAACGGCAGTGGAGCCACCCGCAGGCTGCTCGCCAGACTGCGGGTCCGAATTTTTCAGAAAACAAAATC